TTGTCGTTGTGCACTGATGCTGCACACTTAAGGCTTTGGCTGCGGCGAGCGTAAAAACAGCTGAGCCAAATGAACGATTTCGAACGCCGTTAGCAGCTTTGGCGTATTCCGACGTCCCTGCCTTGATGTCGGTACCGTCGGTGGCGTTTACGAGGAAACTTTGATGCGGGTCGACTGTGCCCGCCGGCGCGTCCCACATTGCGAAATAACTTCCGGCCGGCAATGTAAGCAGATTAGATGCCAGCGACGCGAGCGAACCGTTATTGCGAACGAGCGTGTTTAGAGTGCGCGTCCGGCGTGCGCCGGAAGTAAATGCGCCCCCGTCGGATCCAGACGCCTTTTGATCTTCGACGATAACGTCAGGAAGCCCCATTTTGGCGTTTAGAGCCGTTTGCTGTGCGCTAGAGACGGGCTTTGCAGAGTCGGCCGTGTTGTCGACGTTGCCTAATCCAACGTCGCCCTTAACGTATGCGAGCAACGCTTTCACTTGCGCCACGGTCAGGACGATCGGACGCGCCGCAGCGGCCGTGTTGTTGCCAACGAATGAATTCGCGGCGATCGCCTGCAGCATCGTTACGGCATAGTCATCATTTGCAGGCGTAACAGCGCCGGTGCGCGTTTTGAAAGAACTTACCCCGGTCGATATCGCTGCGACCGCCGCCGCGACAAACGCCGTAGTTGCGAGCGCTTGCGAATTGTCCCCGACGGTCGGTGTCGGCGCTGTCGGGTTGCCTGTTAATGCCGGCGACGCTAGGGGCGCTTTAAGGCCGAGCGCGGCCGTTATCGTAGTCGCGAAATTTGGATCGTCGCCCAGCGCGTCGGCGAGCTCTTTCAACGTGTCGAGCGTCGCCGGCGACGCATTGACGAGAGCGGCAACGGCTGCAGCAACGAATTCGGTCGTCGCGAGAGCCGTGGAATTGTCGTCGGTTGCGGCCGTCGGCGCGGTCGGCGTGCCGGTGAACGTCGGGGAATCTTTCGGCGCGAGAGCGTCGATACCAAGTTCGCCGACTGCTGCCGAAATAGCAGCCGAGATTGCACTCGCGAGCGCGCTATCATCGCCCGGATTCCCGGCGACAGAAAATGCCGAAAGCGTTGCTCGAATGAGTGCGACCAGGTCGTTTAAAAGCGTTGCGTCGATTCTCGTTCCGTCCGTCGCCGACGGACCGGACGGATCTTTGGCCCAAGGCTTGCGGCCGTCGCCCGTAACTCGAGGCGGCCGAACGTCTGCGCCGTAGTCGCCGCCAAAATCCAGCAAAGCCACGTTTAAGCCTCCTTCACAATCTCAACCCAGCCGTCAACGTGGTAATTTCCGGATCCGATATCCTGGTCCTCTGAGCTTCCGTCGCCCATGCGAATTGTGCCGCCGGTGCTGCCGTTAGTGGCATACGTTTGAAGCTCAATCGTCGCTTGCGCGGTCAGTTTGAAGTGGCACAATCCAATCGAGAGTGTCGAAACGCTAACGCCGGTCGTCGTGCTCATATGGCTGTCGCTCGAGTTGCCCTGGCCCAGCATGACGTTGTGCGTAAGATCCATGAGCCGCGAGCGGTGATGCCCAGCGTTCGACGCTGTTCCAGCAAATTGCGCGCGATACTGGCCGGCCGGCAAAATGATTTGATTTGAGACGAGCGAGGCGCCTGCAATCTGATTGTCGCCGACAATGTTTGTCAGCGGACGCGTGTTCCATGCGTTCTGCGTAACGGCAGGGGCAGTCACGAGATTGGCGCGGCGCTGCTCAATCATAAGCACTGGTGCCAGGCCGATAAGGCTTACGGCGTCACCGCCGACGGTTAGAACGACCTCGCCTGTTTCCGGATCGAGCGCGACCGTAACGCCAGAGCCGCGGATCCTGCGAATGAGATAATTGCCGGTTGCGCCGTCAATTCCCGCTTGAATAGCGACGCCCGCGGCCGGGTCGCCCTTATCTGCGATCCCGCGCATTGTCTTTTGAATGGCTTTCAAAAGCATGTCGTCGTCTTGAGAGTCGTCAGGGATTCCCATGCCGCGAATGGCACGCCGGAAAAGCGCTGTTACCTTATTGAGCCAGACGGCCGGAACCTTTGTCCCGGTCCCTGCAACGCCTCCGATGCAGTCCTGAAACCAGGTATCGGTCGCGCTTGCCGCGTCCGGATCCGCTGGCCTGGTCGTCGTCTCGTTAACGCCCGCGCCGAATGGGCCGACGATATTTTCTGACGTCATTGCGTTATAACCTCGTATATGGCTCGGACGTGAGCAGGCTTGAATTTTTCGATCAAACAGACGACTTGCTCAGGCGTTGACGGACACGGCGAAGTGCATCCGGCAACGAGCGCCCCCGCTTCGAACGCGGGCGCAACAAATGGCGTCGGGCCGCCGCTTATGCGGATCCGGATCTCGTTCAGCGCACATTCGCAGTCGAGAGGCGTCAGGCCCGCCTCGAGGCAGCCTGCGGTCGCGGCGCGGCCATCGCAGTCGATACATTCGATTGTGTAACCGAGACGGGCCGCCAAACTTGCGAGGTAATCGCAAGTGCTGCCGCCGAGCGCTTGCACCTTTTCGCAGAGCGTATCGTAAGGCTCGCAACTATCGGGAAAGCCATAATCAAAGCCCCACTCGTTACGGAGCTCGGTCGTGGTATCGCAAAACATTTCCTCGATAAGAGCGCAGGCGCGCTGGTGCAGATATTCGTGCACTTCCGCGCATGCCAACCAGTACCGTTGTAGGCCGGTTAGCTGCTCGACGGTCGGCTCGATCGCGCCGATTCCCGTTTCAGCGGTTTCGAACGTGCCGACCTGGCTCGTTTCACGGACAACGACCAGGCGTGCATCGATGTTTGTCTGCCAGCCTCGGCCTCGAGGCAGCAGCGCCATAATCTGCCGCCAGAGTTGCCATTTGTTCGGACACTGGAAAGGATCCGAGGCGTTGACGTCGCAGCTTACCGTCATGCGAAAGTTACCGTCCCGAGTGTCAACAGCTTGCCGGTAGCCGCGACCGTGTCGCCGGCCGGCGCCGTAAGCGTGTGGTGATCCTCTCCCGCCGCGATGGAGATCGCTTCAATGAGTTTCGATCGCCATAGGGTGAAAGGATTGGTTATCGTCGAAACAGCGACGCGGCGGCGAAACAGATCGGCGAGCTCGGCGCGGATCGCGTCTCGCACTGCCGTTGTGTCGGGGCTCAGTCCCGTAATCGTAAAATCGACCGGCTGCGCGATCGGCGCCGCGACGTCGACGAGCGCGCCGGCGGGCCGAACCGTATCGATATACGCGGCGAGATTTGCGACGTCGGACCCTTGCGGGATCCCGTTCGGGTAAGTGTCGTCCATCAAAAACCAAACGCCGACGGACGTTCGACCATTGTCCTGCGTAACGGGATCGACGAAAACGCGCGTAACGCCGTTAATCTCTCGAGCCCAAGCGACGTAATCGTGAACCGCGCCGCCATGCGGCGGCAGTCGTTTGCGAAATAAAACGCGCGCTCTGAGGCTCTCGATCGATTCGAGGTCCGCGCCGGCGCCGATCCCAGCGCTTGCGACAACGGCTTGAGCATTGAGGCGATCGAGCGGCGCTGTCATGGTAAGCGCGACGTCGGCCACGGCGTTGCCGGCTTTGCCAGCCGATCGCGCGCTGACCTGAAGCGTAACGTTGCCGTCCCCGTCGGTCACGCCGGCCGAAACGACGTCGTAAGTAATGCCATCGGCGCGCTGCAAAACGATGCCTGCAGGAACGGCGATATTAGGATCCCCGCTAACAACGACGGCGCCGATCGCGAACGTCGCCGGCAGCCGCGCCATGCCATATTCACGCGCATGCCTCTCGACGAATTCGCCGGACGCCGACGAAACCAAAATCTGCTCCGAGATCCACTGCAGGAACGAAAAGTTTTCGAACGTCTGGCCGGCCATAACCTTCGCGGAAACGTTGACGTTATTCGGCCAGAGCCGCGCGTCGGATCCCTTGAGATTGACGCGAAAGGCGTTCGCCGCGCGCGTGACAAGCGCCGGCAAGTCCGGAATTTGAAAAGGCACGCTTTCCCCCTTATGCGAAAACCTGGTCGCCGTAGTTCATGCGCGCGCCGTTCAATGTTTGCTGCCAAACGACGCCGAACCGCTGCTCGTATGTCTTTTCGCCTGAGCGGCTAAAGTGCTGCACAACGAGGAACAGAGCTCCGATCCGATCGTCGATCGAGGACGTGATTTCCGTTCGCGCGACGGCACCCTGCTCGATCAATGTCGCAAGCGCCTCGCGCGCGTAGTCCTCGGCGGCTTGTTGCGTTCGATAGTTCAGCGCCGAGCGCTCGAGCAGCCAGAGCCTCGAGCCGATCGGCTTGTCCGGTTCGCCCTCGATTTTCACACTGTCGCCCCACCAGCCCCGGCGGTCGCCGTCGTTGCCTGGCAAAACGTCGTCGGCTCGCGCCGGCGCGTCGGTAAAAAGCGAGAGCAGCGTCGCCGTATGCAGCGCCGCCTCGGCTCGCAGGCCTCCGAGGCTTTCGACCTGGTCGCCGGCGGCAGCGCTAGCGAGGATCCAGTCGCCGAAACCTCCCTCGGCGTCGGTGCGCTGTACCCAAATAGTATCCCAGAGCAACTGCGGCTGGCGCTCGCAGGCCTCAGTGTCACGAATTCGGATTTGCATTTATTCGTCCAGAGACTTTGTTGCGCCTGAGATCAGAGCCGCGCCGCATTCGGTGAGGTCGCCGTGACGTGCAACGTATGGCCCCTCGCATCGGAGCTTGTTCGAATGGCCGACGATCGCGTTAGGACCGTGAATAGGGCAATCGAGCGTGTCGCCCTGGCGCGCGATCAAAGCGCCCTCGCACTTTGATTTCGAGGCGCTTGTTATGATCGCGCCCCCATGCGTCGAGGTATCGCCGAGCCGGCAGATCAGAGGCATTGGGTTAGCCCGGCGGGTTTATGTGCACTTCGCCGCCGCCAGGCGAGCGGATCTCGACGTTTTTGCCGTCGCTCGAGTAAACCGTCGTTGCGCCGGGATCCTTGCCCTTTATGCGATCGTCGGGATGCTCGAGATTGATTACGAAAGCCTGGTCCGGACGGCCGCCGGCGAGAAAGATCGAGCCGATCGCGCCTTTGCGCGGGACGCCGGTAAGACCGTGCGCCTGGTGCCGCATCGAGATCTTAAAGATCTCGTCCGCTAGGCCCATCATCGTGACGATTTGCGAGTCCCCGCTATCGTCGACTTCGATAACCTCGACGCGGCGGACCATGCCGCGGCCGGCGTGAGCGTCGGCGTAAAACATTAGCCTATTCCCTCATTCCAACTCGAATCGGATCCCTTGCCGGATTTGCCCTGTCCTCGATAATTGCGCGGGTCGACCAGGTTGAGCTTTGCGGTCGTGCCGCTGCCTTTCTCGTCCTGCTCGAGAATTACGCTCTCGATCAGCATGTCCTGCTCGAGGTGCATTAGGATCGGCGACGAAACAAAAATCAGAGTATTCGGCGTCCAGAGCGCGCCGGCGGCATCGCGCCAGCCTTGCGTCGTTACCTGAGCCTTGATGCAGGCGCCGGCCGAGCGTTCTTTTTCATGGTTCGCGCGGTTTAGTGCGCGCTTGTCGTCGCAGTCGCCCTCGTGGACGATAATTTTCGGACGATACCGCCTAACGCCGCCGTCTCGCGCAGTCTGTTTGATGCGCAGATTATGGTCGCCGTGGCCGTGCCGGTTTTGGCCCTTAATAGTATATTCAGAATGGCGCGAGCCGTCGGTAAGATCGACGCTCCAAATTTTTATATTGACGCCTTCCTCGAGAGCGCCGGCGGCGCGCATCGCGACCGATGCGTTTGTTACATCGATCCCGCCGTCCGCCGTCCCCATTTGAGTTGCGCCGTGCGGCCTCAGAGCTCGCTCGAGGTAATCGAAACCCGTCTCGCCCTGCATGATCTGCTGATAGGGAACGGGCTCGAGGCCGAGTTTATCCGTCAGCGGAAACCCATAAGGGTTGAATTCTTGCGCGAATTGGACGGGCGATTTGTTCTCGGCATAGCCGGTTTTATGAATCGCCGAGCAGTCGACCCAATCCTGCGAGCTCGAGCGGCCCTTAATCGAGATCTCATGCGATTTCGCTTCACCGCTCGCCGAGTAGGCGTTGACGAAGCCGACGAGAAAGAGGTCGCCGTTTGCTGCAATTTCGACCGGCGTTCCCGGCGGAAAATCAAACTCGCCGGGTCGCTCAGTCGTTTTAACATCGAATTTGCGGCATGCTTCGTTGATCGCCGCATTGAGCGTAACCTTCTGCCAGCCACGATAGTACGTTCCGCCGGCGAGGACGGTAACGATCTCTGTTGCCATTTTTGAAAATCAGTCCGCTAGCGCTTCGAATTCGAGCGGCATGAATGCGGGATGCTTGACGCCATTGCGCGCGACGAGCTCGCCGGCGCGATCGGCGGTCCCGTAAAGGCGCTGCGACCACCAAAGCGCCGGCATGCGCCGCGGCGCTTCGATCGCCAAAACGGGCGCCAGGTCCGTAACCAGCCTCGAGAGATAGTCGGCGACCTGGCCGGAAAGCGTCTGTATCGCGACGAAAATGTCGTAATCCTTGAGGCCAGAGATCCGCTCGAGCTCGGCGCCGAACGCCTCTGCAGCGTCGGCGCGAGCTTGGATCGCCGACCGACGATCGGCATAAGTGCGGTTTACAATCGCCGTCGCAAGGGTCGTAAGCGCCAGGATCCGCATACAAGCGCGCAAGGCCTCAACGTTGGCAAGCGACTGCCGGCCGCTCTCTGTCGTAGTTGTGGCATTGTCGGCCGGCACGTAAGCGGTGAGCGGCAGCGCCGCGTCCTCGAGTAGATCCGGCGCAATAGCGTCGGCGGCTGCCGTGAAAATGGCCCCCATGCGCGTAACGATATCGCCGGCGGCCGACGGCGACTGCTGCGCGACAAAGGCGGTGTCCTCGTAAAGGTCCGAGCGCTCTCCGACCGCAACCAGATCGTCCGCATCCGAATAGAAATCGCCGATCTGCTGCAGCAACGCCGGTGCCTTGTCGACGTCGACGGTTGTCCCTCGCACTGTCGAGTCGATTTGGCCGGCAATGCTCCGGACCTCGTCGGCCGCGTCGTCGTGGACGTAATCGGCGAAATCGAGAGTCGCGAACGTGCCAACAAAAAAACGCGAGAGCGCAGCAACAATGCCGCCGGCGCTTGTTTCTATGAGCCGGCCGAGATAGGCGATCGGGAAAGGCGCCGCGCTCGATCCCTCGCGGATAAAGGATAGCGAAAACGCGATATAACCTAGCTTGTCCTTACTAAAATCGCGGCTGCACTTCTCGCAGTGCGCCTGCAGGGAAATGATCGGAAGGCTGAGCGTTGCCGGTCCACCGGCCTCGCAGGCGCTTCGGAGCGCGGCCTCGAGCCCGTCGGCGTTGTCGCCGGCGACGTAGGCCGTAACGTCGATCTTATTCGCCGATCGTCCGAGATCCTCGATATAAGGATCGTCGCGCAGCGGGAATTCGTGCACGACCAGGCGGCGGCCGGTTTCCACTTTATCCGTCTCGACGAAAAACGACGCGCCTCGGTATGAAGCGCGGCGCAACGTCTGCAGCCAATCCCTGAACGCGGTCATCGGATATGCCCAGCCAAGCCAGAGCCAACTGAAAGGTAACTCGAATCGGTGTCGCTCATGCTTCGGCCTGTTTTAAGCGGAACCTCCACCCGACCGTCCGTCACCGATTGTTTTGTGAGTTGGCCTGGTCCGTCGACTTTAATCGTCGCCTCGAGCTTCGATTTCACTTCCGCCGAGCCGCGGACGTTAACCTCTTGCGCATGCAGATCGAGCAAATGCAGGGGCGATCGAGCATCCCCGCCGCCCAAAACAGCGTTGCCGCGCGTGTCCTGGTAAGCGCCGGACATAAAGTGACTGAACCGTCCGAGCCGGCCGCCGTAATACTGATTGGCGTATTGGCTCTCGAGCGCTCCGCGGTTTAATTTTTCTGCGCCCTTCTCGATCAAATGCTTTGCCCAGTCGGGCAGCATGTCGTTAAGGACGAGATCGACGACAAAACTAATACGATCCTTTGATTTGACGAGCTTGTCCCAGTTTTTCCACACGTCATAAAGCAAGTATGCGCCGGCAATCGTTATGACGATTGGGTTTCCTGCAATCGCAGCAAGCAGACTCAGAGAGCTCGAGATCCCGCTGATAATAAAGCCAAGCGGCGCGAGTGCCGCGACGCCGGCAAACATGTAGAATATGCCCCGCAATGTCTCCGGGTCGATTTGCTGTGCGGCATCGAACATATCGGCAATCGACTTGAAAATGCCGGCCATATCTCCACGAATACCAGCGCCGGCGACAGAGTTCATAAGATTATCGATCGCCGTCTGCGCGCGTGAAAATTGAAACGAGAACCCCTCGCCAAAGATCGACCATTTGCGCTCGAGCGCGCCAGGCGCATGCTCGAGGATTCGATCGAGATTAATGCCGTAATGTTCGGCCTGCTTGAGCAGGTCCATAAATTTCGCAGCGTGTTCTTTGCCGAAAACCTGAGACATAAACGCGACATTCTTCGCGAGCGGGCCAAACGTCTCGAAAAACTTTTTCGGATCGAGGCCAGTCATGGCAGAGCTAAAGAAATTCAGCAGCGTCGCCTGCAAAATTTTGCGGTCCTGCGCACTGACTCTCTTGCCGCCAAAACCTTTCACTAGCTGCCTGTTGAGTTTCTCCATTAGGGGATCAATGCCCTGGCTCAAATCAGCATGCGCTAGCTCGCGCTGTATCATTCGAGCCATCGCCGACGAAACATGGAACGAGCCGCTACCTTTGAGCGCGTTAACGAGCGCATTGCCGTCTCGCAGCTTCTTTTCGTCGAAATTGCCAAAACTGGTTGGGTCGATGCCTGCAGATTCAAGCATGGCTTTTGATTTCGGAACCGGCGCAACGAGTCGCATCATGCCAGTTTTGAGAGCATTGCCGATCGCCGAGGCATCGAATTGGCCGCCCAATGTTTGCGCAAACGCGGCGGCTTGCTCGAATGTCAAACCAAGGCCTGCAGCTATCGGGGCCCATGACTGCATTGCTTCGCCGAAGGCCTCGGCGCCGCCCTTCATACCCTTAGAGGCGACGAGATAGACTTCCTCATAGTGTTTAAACTGTTCGGGATCGTTCAGGTTTGCGCCGAACGCGCGCAACAATGCAGAGCTCTCTTTCATCTGCTCGGCGACGGAAATTCCGGTTATGCGCGACGTGCGCGCGGCGATCTGAGCGTTTTTGATAAAGCTCGTCGGCGAGTTGCCGAGTTCCTGCCAGCCCTTCGCCGCCTCGAGCAGTTCCATTTTATTGACGCCGGTCGCATCCGAGACGCTCATTATGGCCTTTTCGACCTTGCCAAACGCCTCCGGCGCGAGCTCGGCGATCGCGCGGTATTGGTGCACCGCGCGATCCCACTCGAGTTGATCGTGTCCAAACGCGCCGATTCCCATCGCGGCCGGCAGTGCGATCGATAAGGCGCCGTGTAGCTTATGACTGGCGGCAGCAAAGGCCCCTGTCGCAGAGGCATAACGGCCACTTGCGGCGCGCGCATTCTGAGCGACGCGCGCAAAAACGGCCGACGCCAGGTCGCGCGCGGCAATAATCGCCGTCGCCTGCATAACTGACATTCTTAGCTGCCCCCAGCGCTGTCGATTGCACGTTGTCGAGCTTCCGCGCGAAGCTCCATATGATCGGTTAGCAAGTCATACCACCAGTGCAAACGCACCAGCGGCATTCGCTCGATCGTGTCGGGAGAAAAGCGGCCGATAAACGCGAGAATACCGACCGCCTCTCTCAGTTTCCCTTGGTATATGGTCCGATCTTTTCAGCCAGCGCATTAAAGAGGTTGCGAAAATCGCGATAGTCGAGCGGCCTGAGAAGCGGCAGCGGGATCCCGGTAAGACGCGGCAGCCATTTCTCGACGGATTTGGTATCGACCTCGAAAACCAGCGCCCCAGCCTCGCCGTCCTCCCCTTTCAAAACCTTGGTCGTTTGAAAGTCGCCGCATTCCATCCAATCGCCGGCGGTCGGCGCGCGCAGCCGAATCTCCGAGATCTGTTGGCCTTTTGCATCGGTAATCGTGCCATATCTGAGCGGCACGACGGTTATGCTCGACTGCGGCGCCGCGCCGCCGGCGGCGTCCATTGCAACGCGCGACGGCTGCAGAGGCGATTGAGAAAAGTCGGCCGGTTGCTGATTCCTGAACATGAAAAATTCCCCCTGTTTGCACTAAGAAAAACGCGCCTAGTTACTGAAGCGCGTGAGCTTGTCGCTGACGATCTCGAATTCGGAAAATTCGCCGGTCGCCGTGTTGCGCGACGCCTTGCCCTTAATGAAGGCGTCCGTAAAAAGCGTCGTGCGGCCGATATCCTTTTCGAAAAACGTTACGTCGAAATACGCTCCCATGAGCGTTTGGATATTCAGGTCCTTTGTGTTCCGCATTTTGACTTTTGCGGAATAGTTCGACGGCTTAACGGTCCTGTTAATCGTGCCGTCCTGGTTATTGACGGAGTCCGGCTCAATGTTCGACTCGTCGAGGTCGATCTCGCCGGCCGTGCTGTAGGGAACGCCGTTGATCGAAAAATCGAGGCGGCCGCCGACTGTTTCTCGTGCCATGCTGAAAAGCTCCTAATTTTCGGGTTGTGTTTGGACGCGAAGGCGAACGGACCGCGCTTTAGGCGGCCGTGATCGCGTTCGTTGTGTCGAGCTCGAGTTGCATCCAATTAACTGCGGCGGCGGCAAGCACGCGCAGCTGGTTGACGTGATCGAGGTTCATCGAAACGTCGACGCGGTTCGGATCCTGAGCGTTGCGCTCGACGATAAGAGACTGCTGGAACGCCCCGAGATTTTCGAAAACGCCGTAAGTGTCGACCAGCTTTTTGTAAGCGTGCGTGATCGTCGCTTTGATATCGTTCGGCGTCACGATCGCAGCAACGCGGCCAGGATTGTCGTTTGCGAGCGCCTGGCGCGCGTGCTTCGACGTTACCTCGGTCCGGATAAACCGGATTCCGAACATGGCCTGCGCCATCGTCTCGACGTCCAGGTAAGTGTAATCCGGATCGCCCCAGCTGTTCGCATGGTAGGTCGTGATAAGGCGCTCGATCGCGACGTTTCCGGCGGCATTGATGAAATAGCCAGAAATTCCGCTGAAATAGAGCGTTTGCTTATCGACGATCTGCAGCTGGTCGGAAATGAGACGCGGCCCCTTAATGCCTTGGAGCTCGAGCGTCTGCAGCGGCCGAGATAGTTCCGGCGCGTCCTGCAGGTGCGCGGCGGCAATGGCGCCAACGGCGGCAATAACCTCGTACTGCTGCGAGAGGAATTTGCGGCACGGGAAAAACGTAATGTGCTGGTTATTGTACCCAGCGCCGAGCGTCTGCAGGCCTGAAACTGTCGCCGACGACGGGCAGAAATAGTGCCCATAGATCTGCTGCGCCCAACTCCAGCGCCCCGAGACGTCGTTTAACAGGTCCGTCGCATGCCCGACGTTTGTTGCATCGGCATAGGCCGAGGCGATCCAATCGAATTCGGCGTTTCCAAGGTTGGCGAATGCCGTTCCGAGATCCGGATCGCCGGCGCCGTTTGCCATCGGCGTAATCGTCAGCAGCGTTGCCGCGAGATTATTGCCGTCCTCAGTAACGATGCCGTTCTCGATCTCGATCGCGTTTCCGAGCGTGCCTTTGTGCACGGCCGTAAGGTCGATCTGCGCGGCAGTCTCGCCGTTGACCGCCGCCGTAAGCGGTAAGCCGTCACTTGCGGCAACGGCATTGATCGCAGCGGCTAGATGCGTGGCGATATTCGCGGCAGTGTCGGACGTGAGCACGCCGCAACGGATCCGTCGGCCGGCAATATAGATCGTGAGCGTCGCGGCCTGCGAGAGCGCCGGCGCGCCGACGAGAATTGAGCCCGTCGCCTTGACGCCCGCCTGCAGGTCGTCAACTGGCAAAGCCCAGATTTCCTGCAGCGGCGCATTCTTGCGCGCGACGCGATACATATTCGCGAGCATCGAATTCGGGCCGAACAGAGTGCCGACCGTACCGTCGCGCACCAGGACCGGCTGATTTGACGTCGCGACGCCGGCTGTCAATTTCTGACCGACGAGCAGCAGCCGCGCATTCGCCACGTATGGCGTGCCGCCGGGCTGAAACTCTGCGTAAAAGAACGGGACGCGGATATTTCCAGGGATATTGTTAAACAGGACGCCGCTCATGGTCGGGATCTCCTAAAGATTCGAGTTGTTAGGTGGACTTTTTCGAGGCCTTGGCTGCCGGCGCTGCCGGTGCTTCGGCCGACGCCGGCGCGGTCGCCTCGACGACGTCGCGGTCCCGCAAGCGCCCGCGCCAGTACGGCGTGAGCTCGACGAGCGCGCCCTCTGGCGGCATTCTCGCCATGTTCCGTTCCGGCATGAGCACGACCTCGTGCGCGCCCGGCTTCACGAAAACCGTGCTTCTAGGCATTCAATCTCTCCTTTGGAGTGTCAGGTCGAAAAATCGATTTCCGCAACGCCGTCGGCGCGAGGACCTGCAGCAACGCCGGCGTCGTTCTTTTGCGCCTGGTTGCTTTCGATAAAGCGGATCCGCTCGAGCGCCGGCAGATCGTAAGGCGTCGACGGCGTGTTGCCGGTCATTTGGTCCTGAATGACTTGGGCCGTCGGCGCATAAGGCCCTTTGTCGTCGATAACGGCCTGCAAAACGCTCGCGTAAGGTTCGGGAATGTAGGCGCCGCCGGCACCGATGCGAGGATCCTCTGGCTGCACCAGCTTGACGGAAACCGTAATCTGCCTCGAGACGAGCCGGATACTCGTCTCGTGATCGACAAACCGTTTTGAATCCCATGATTTGACGCGGTTAATCACGGCGTCGAGTTGCGCCCCCCATGCGCCGAGCAACGTTCGATCGCGAAAAACACGCATAATCTGCGCCTCAAAGGCGTCGATCGCCGCCTCGAGCTCGGGATCCGTCTGCGGCGGCATGAGCACGATAACCGGATCGCTATCGCTTTCGGCTTTCCACACTTGCGCCTGGCCGAGCGTGATCTCCAAAATCAAATGCGTGTCGTGATCGAACGGCGGCCCGTCATGGTTGTTTGAGATCGCATGTCCGATATCGTCGTCGGTGTAAACGATGACCATCGGGACGACCTGGCCGACCTCGAGGCCTTGAATTTGGTCCTGGCGGCTATCGAAAACGCGATTTTGCGCCATTGTCGGCCACGGCGCCGCAAAGCCGTTCGTTAGCGCCATGACTGTCGCCAGGCGCAGCGCCGCTCTCTCGAGGCTCATCGATCATGCTTCCTTGAAACCGTCCGCAAGGCGAATTTTGTATCGGCGCTCGCCGTCCTGCATAATCTCGGCGACGCTGTAGACGGTGCCCGTATCGAGGCGCTTAAAATTGTCCTTTTGCCGTGGTCCCTGGCCGGCCGCGAATTGTCTTTCGTCAATGCTCAACCATTGGTGCCGGACAACGGCCTGCGTCGATCGTCGGGCGACCTCGCCGAGCGCTTTCGAAACACTCGAGCGATCGTCGAACGCGCCCGTTACTTGGCGAACGGCGCGGCTAGTGTCGACGGCGGGACGGCCGCCGCCGACACCTGGCGTC